GGCGGAGCAGGCGCGGATCAGCGCGAGGACCGTGGAATCATTGGTGTCGTCGTCCGCCGCGATCCCCGCCGCCAGCCGCGCCTCGGCGATTACGGTTTTTCCGGTCATGATCCGCTCCTCCTCTCATTAAGTCCCGGGTTTCAGCTCAGAGAACGCCTTGGTGGTCATCACCTTGCCGTCCGCCAGAGTCCAGGCCGCGAAGTCGGTCTTCCGGGCGAGCACGTGCTCCTCGTAGTGGACTTCCACGTCGGCGTTCATGTTGGAGACGTACCCCTTGCCGAAGTTGCCGATCACCACCTTGCCGGAGGTCGCGCCGTCCTCGGCTTTCACCGGCAGACCGAAGATCCGGCCCACGCCGCCCGCGGTCACGTCGGGAATGAAGATCGGACGCTTGTTTTCGTCGAGGATGTTGGCCAGCTTCGTCCAGATTGTCGCGGAGTCCGCGTAGACGGAGGAGCCGGGGATGTAGCCCGCCAGAATCTTGGACATGGCCGCGGTCAGGTTCGCGTAGGTGATCCCGGCGGCTGCGGTGTAGGTCACCACCTGCGGGGTGGAGGTCTCCGCCTCCAGCGCCGTGATGACGCCCTGGGGCTGGTTGTTCGCGGAACCGGTGCCCGTGAAGAAGGCGGCGGCCAGCGCGTTGGAAACCTTCTCTGCCAGCTTCCGTCTGAGGAACGCCTCGAAGTTGTCCAGGCTCATGGTGTAGAGCTTCCAGGATACCGCCACGCCCTTGGAGAGATCGTAGCCGTCCAGATCGATGGTGCCGGAGGTCATCGCGCCTTCAGTCGTGGCCACGGTCTCCGCGGTCCACGCGCCGTCGCCGGTCACGTCCGCGTAAGGAATGGACACCTTGCCGTTGACATAGGTGCGGGAGGGCGCGGAATCCGCGATGACGGGATGCAGCTGCCCCATCTCTTCCCAGATGTCATTCATCATGGTGGTGGGGATCAGGACGGCGTGGGAGCTTGCGGTCTGGGTCGCGTTCAGCAGTTCACGGTTGACCGCGTTGAAGGCTCCGGCCTCGTCCGCGTCCATCTGCTTGTGCATCATGGCCTTGAGGAAGGCGCGCTTGTACTCGGCGGACGCGAGGATCGTCTCTCTGTCCCCGGAAACGGCGAGCACCGCGGCCTGCCCGGTCACGCGGGAGCCGCGTTCCAGCGCCTCGAGGTTGGCCTCAGCCTTCGCCTCCTTGTCGTACTGGGCGTCCAGCGCTTCGATTTCCTTGCTTTTCGCCTCGAATTCCTCGAGCTTGCCCGCGTCGAGCAGTCCCTTGGCCTCCGCCATCAGAGCGGCGCGGGATTCGTTGTACTTCTGTTTGTTCATCTTCTCTGTGCTCCTTTCAGCATCATGAATTTATAATCGGCCTCGGCCCGCGCCCTGAGAGCGGAACCGTTGTCCGTCTGATTGTCGGCCGGGTGATCCCGGTTTTCGAGGATCCCCCTCAGCCGTTCGATGGTCTCCTGGGAGATCGTCATCCCGGCAGCCGCCACGAGCGGTTCCGAACCGGCCTCGTCCCCGAGGATCCCGTCGGCGAAGCCCAGCTCCACAGCCCTCTCCGCCGTGATCCAGGTCTCCCGGTCCATGAGATCGAGAAGCGCCTGCCGCTCCATCCCGGTCTTCCGCTCGTAAGCCGCCGAAATGGATTCGTTCGCCGTCCGGAGGACCTCCGCCGTGTGCTCCATCTCCCGGTAATCCCCGGCTGTCCGCGTCGAGACGTTGTGGATCATCATCAGCGCGGTCGGCGACATCTCGCAGTGTCCCGCCATGGCGATCACCGACGCCGCCGAGGCCGCGAGGCCCGTCACGGCGATGTTCACCGGTCCCTTTTTGTAGCTCCGGAGAGCAGTGTAGATCTCGGACCCCGCATGGATGTCGCCGCCGCCGGAGGAGATCTCCACCTCCAGCGTCTCGCCGTCCGCGCAGGCCTCGATTGCCTTTTCCACGTCTTTGGGACAGGCCGCGTCGATCCCGAACCACTCGTAGATCCACTTGTCATCGTCCCGGATGATGTCGCCCTTGATTTTCAGCTTCACTTTTCCTCACCTCCTTCGGTTGTTTCTGTGCCTCCCTCGTCTACCGGAGCGGTGTCAAGCCGCCTCACCATCACATCCCCGCCGGGGACCGGAGGCAGCGTCATGAGGGATCTCAGCTCGTTCACGGAGAGCGCGCCGCGGTCCACCCACGAGATCATGGAGAGCTTTGTGTTCAGCGAGGCGTACTGCAGGGACGCGGCCTCGCACAGGATCCGGTTCCCGAGCGCTCTCTCCCGCCGGGTGAAGATCTTCCGGGAGAACTCCTCGGAGATCTGCACCACGTCCGGCTCCACCGCGCTCTCGTAGTAGGCGATCCACTCGTTCTCGGAATAGGTGGACTGCACGATCTTCTCGTTCGTGTTATAAAACGAGTAAATGCGCTTCACCACCCGGTCCACGTTCGCGGCGTTCGGAACGTAGTCGGTCTGGTTCACGGGCGTCAGCTCCACCGTGTTGTCATGGGCCGCCACGCCGAATCCACCGTCCTCGGACATGAGGAATGACTCCGCGAAATCACGCGCCGCCTTCTTCACGTCCTCGTTGCGCTTCGGCTGGAGCATCTTCATGATCCAGCGCACCACGGAGGAGTTCTTGACTGCCGCCACAATGGACTGATCCGACGCAGACAGCACCTCCATGTCCTGGGACAGCGCCTTTTTCGGCGAAGTCCCGAGGATGTCGCTCTCCCCGAAGTCCCCGCGCAGGTGGATCAGATCGGCATAGCTCACCCGCGTCCTCGACCGGTTGGACAGGGTGAACTCCACGAAGATCTCCCCGTCTCCGTCCACCTCCGCCTGCGCCGTCACGCACGGGATCGGATATAATTCCGCGGGCAGGCCGTTCTCGTCCCGCACGATCAGGGCGAAGGCGTTCCCGGTCAGCTCCTTCCGCGTCACCATGTATTCCAGCATCACCTGCATGGTCATGTACGGATTCGGCTCCCGGAGCAGAAAGCGCATGTACGCCTCCGGATCCACCGCCTTCTCCCCGGTCCGCCCGTTCTCGCGGATGTGATGCACCGTCATCTTTCCGATGGCCTTGGCCTTCGGACGGATCGCCGCGCGCACAATGTCCGACGCCCAGAGATCCCGGTCCCATCCCATGATGGTCTGCCGCTGATCCTTCACCATCCCGACCCGGACGCCTTTTCCGGCTCTGCCGGTGGGAGATCTCACCTTCGCCCAAAGCTCACTCCAGAATCCCATAGTTCCTCCCGTTCAAATCAAGTTCCTGTACGCCTCTTCCTTCTGCAGAAACACCGTGTAGGCGTCCAGCAGGGCCGCGGCTCCGTCGATCCTTTTCCGCGGATTGTTCGTCTTCTTCGGCTGAATGTTCCCGTTCTTGTCCTCCTCGTAGGAGGTGTTCATCAGGCACCACTCGTCGATGGGGTTGTCGTTATAAACGATCCGTCGCGCCGCCAGATCCGCGCCCAAGAGCTTCATGGGAGCCGATAAGGTCTTCACGCCCTGCCGCACGGGGATCATCGTGTCCCGCCCGAAGGTCTGGCGCATCTCCTCGGCCCACATCTCGGCGCCCCACTCGTCGTAGCCGATGGCGAAGAAGAAGAGGTCGAACTTCTCCCACAGCTCCCGGAACCATTCCGTCACCGCGTGGGGATTGATCTTGTTTCCCGGACAGAGCCGGAGAAGCCCCTGATCGTGCCAGAGATCGTAAGGGATCTTGTCTTCCCGGACTCTCAGCTCCAAAACGTCCTCCGGGAGCCAGTACATGGAGCAGACGAAGATCTTGTCGCTCTCCGGCACCTGAAAGATCGCCTTCGCCGCCGTGAGGTCCGTCGTGCCGGATAAGTCCACGCCTCCGATGGCATAGCGGGGACGGAGCGTGTTCTCCGCGTCCGCCTTCCCCAGCCATTCCGGCCGGATCGGAAGTCCCGGGTCGTGCCGTCCGGTCTCAAGCTCTTCATCCGTCCATCCCCTCTCCGGCACCCGGAAGGTCTCCCGGTTCCGGATCTCCTCGTAAGTCAGCCAGGCCTCCGACGAGGTCTCCCGGATGTTGAACTCCTTGCAGAGCACATTCTTGAGCAGGCGCGGATTTGCCTTGCACCGCTCCACTTTCTCGGCCAGCGTCGTCCGGTTCTTGATGGTCCCGAGGCCCGGATTCGCCTTCATCCAGCAGTCCGGATCCTGCCATTCGTTCCGGCTGTCCAGCTCGTACACGATGGGGAGCACGCGCTCGTCGTGATACCCGTCCGGCTGATCATAGCCCTGTATTATCCGCTCGCATTCCTCGTACTTCTCGTCATAGATGTCCTGCCGGATCGTGCCCGCCGTCGAAAGGATGGCGATGATCGGCTGCTCCCTGGCCGCGACGCCGTCCGCGATTATATCGTAGAGGCCCCGGCCCGCCTTCCACTGGTGGATCTCGTCCATCAGCGCGCAGGATACGTTCAGGCCGTCGAGGGTGTCCTTGTCCGACGCCAGCGCCCGGAACCTCCCGTCGTTCGCGTCGTTGATGATCTCCGCCACCAGCGTCCGGGCCCGCTTCAGGAGGGCAGGGGACTTGCGCACCATCCGCCGGGCCTCTTCCCAGATGATCTTCGCCTGGTCCCGCTTCGTGGCCACCGCGTAGACCTCGGGACCTGCCTCCCCGTCCGCGAAGAGCATATAATTTCCGATGGCGGAGCCCAGCGTCGATTTGCCGTTCTTCTTTCCGACGATCAGGATCAGTTCCCGGTATTTCCGTATCCCGTCCTCGTCGATGAAGCCGAACAGCGCAGACAGCATCGCCTTCTGCCACAGCTCGAGCCGGATCGGCTGACCGCCCAGCCGTCCTTTCGAGTGCCGGCAGTACTTCTCTACGAAGGTGATGACGTGCTCCGCCCTCTTCGGAGAATAAAACCATTCTCCCGGATGCTCAACGTCCCAGGCCAGTTTCTGATATACCCTCCGGACCTTCTGCCCGACCACAATCTCCCCCGCGGAGATCTGCTGCCAGTACTCCAGAATCGGATTCTCATCCATCGCGGATCACCTCATCGGGAATCCACAAAGTCGTCGAATCCGTCGTCCACCATCCCGGCCACTTCCTTCGGCAGAAGCTCCGTCAGCTTCCCGATTGCCGTCGTGAACCGCTGGATCATCGTCGCATAAGCCTTCGAGAAAGGACTCTCCACCTGGATCTCGTACTTCCCCTGCGGCATTTTGACTATGAACCCCTCGGCGAGCAGCTTTGCCCTGAGTTCCTCGAGCTGGATCCGCATAAACGCGCACTCCTGAATCAGTCCCTCGACAACGTCCTTTTTCTTCCCGTCAAGTCCGTCGAACAATCCGGAGAGTCGGTCTACCTCCGCCGAAATCGCCCGCTTCTGCTGCAATTCGGTTCTTGTTTCCCACTTGATTTTGGCCATTTTTCGCGCCCGCTCTCCTTTCGTGATTGTTTATAAAGAAACTAACTTTTGTGTGATCCTCCGACCCCGGGGGGTATGTGCACGACCCGTGCGTTTTTTGGACCTGCCCTCT